TCTAATTATCTTTATGAATTTATCGCGGCTGGTAATATTTCGTCAAGTACATCTAGTCTTACTGTGTCTGGTAGTGGTACATCCTTTACAAGTCAGATTGGTCCAGACTATCTTATTAAGAAAATAGATGGTACTTTAATTGGTGTAGTTGATACTGTAGTTTCTAATACACAAATAACATTAAAAGCAAATGCTTTAGTCAACACTACTAGTGTTGGTTTTAAAACTCGCGCTGATGAAATTGCATATGCCGTAGTGAGTGGTGATGGATATTTAGAAAATAATCCTTATTTTATTAGTGGTATCAATATAACTGATGCTGGAGATGGATATGCCACTATTCCCACAATTACATTTTCTGGGCCAACTGTAATTAGTGGTGACGAAGAAACGGCAACAGGGGAAGTAACTATCGATGGCGGTGAGATAGATACAACAACATTATTGCTGGGTGGATATGGATATGCAGAAGCACCATTGATTACCGTAGATCCTCCAATTGCTGGAGCATTAGATTGGGTTCAAAATACAACATACGCACTAAGTGATGTTGTAACTCATAATGGAATTTATTATACAGTAACTACTGCTGGTACTACTGGTACAACTGCGCCAACTCATACTACTGGAGTGGCAATGAATGGCACAGTTGAATTAACGTATTCTGCTAAAATAGCAGTATTAGAACCAATAATTGTAAAAACTAATGCATTAATTGACTTAATCATTACGGATGGAGAAATTACTGGTGTATCAGTATTAAATGGTGGTATTGGATATACTTATGCAAATATAGAAATATTTGATACTAATCACCCAGCATTAACTAAGTTAGATGGAACTAATCCTGATAATGCATTCTTATCTATAAATTTAGATATTGGTAACATTAATACCCTACAAGCCAATGTAGAATTATTAGCAGTTGCAGGTACAATAGAATGTATTAAAGTAGTAGATGGTGGAACGGGTTATTCAAATGCAACAGTAGAAATTATTGGAGATGGAACTGGTGCAACTGCCACTGCTAATATGACCGCTGGTGTAATTACATCATATACAATGACTAATGTTGGTTCTGGTTATACTTGGACAAACGTAGTTATAACTGGCAACGGCGCGGGCGCATCTGCTCGAGCAATTATGTCTCCTCTAAAAGGCCATGGTAAAGATGCGGTTGATGAGCTAAACGCTAACTCTATTATGTTTTATAGTACAATTGCTAGAGATACAAACCAGGGACTAATAGTCACTAATGATTATCGTAAAGTTGGTTTGCTGAAAAATATTAGACAATTTGGATCAACAAACCGGTTTAATGATCAAGTTGGATCTGGTTGTGTATTGATTACTGGTATATTTGATAAAGCAAAATTAGCATATGATATGTTATTGGTTAACTCTATTGATGAATATAAAAATTATCGTATAGTAGAATTTACTGATACTCAAATACTTGTATCAGTGTTCAATAATTTTAGTATAAATATATTTGATACAATCCTTACCCCTGATGGTGATGAGATATATGTAACAGATATGCACGAGAGAACAATTGATCAGTTTTCTGGAGAATTATTATTCTTATCTGTTAGAGAACCATTTGCCCCTTCAGATGAACAAATCATTACTGTACGAACAGTTGTTACTATCTAATTAAGTGGAAGAAAACTAAAATGGCATTAAATTTTAACGCAGCACCATACTACGATAACTTCGATGAGACAAAAGAATTCTATAAAATTCTTTTTAAACCAGGTTATGCAGTACAAACGCGTGAATTAAACCAATTACAAAGTATCATTCAAAAACAAATTGAAGTTACTGGTAAATGGTTATTTAAAGATGGTGCTATGATACTTGGTGGTACATCTAGTATTGATACTAATGCTCAATATGTTATTTTTCCATTAGGAACGGACGTAAGTTTATTAAAAGGTTTGGTACTAACTGGTTCTGATTCAGGTGTAACTGCTCAAGTTATCCATACTGAAGCAGCAAATGGTGAAGATCTTCCTACAATATTTGTTAAGTATACTAATAGTGGTACTGATACAGAGACTAAAACTTTTGCAAATGGCGAAATCCTATTAGATGCAGATGATAATGAAGTAGGTACAACAAAGGCAACAACTGCTACTGGCACGGGTTCTATTGTATCTGTTGAATCAGGATTTTTCTTTATTAAAAATGCATTTGTATATGTACCTTCACAAACAATAGCACTTGACAAATATTCAAATACACCATCATATAAAATCGGTTTAGATGCAACTGAATCTTTTATCTCTTCAGATGAAGATGATACTCTATTAGATAATGCGCAGGGCTCATTTAACTATGCTGCTCCTGGTGCTGATCGATATGCAATCAGCTTAGATTTAGTTAAGAAAAATCCTGATGATACCTCAAATGAAGAAAACTTCATTCAATTGAAAATTGTAAAAGATGGTATTATTATTCGTTCTATTGAGAATACCTCTAATTCTATATTAGAAAAAACTCTTGCTAGAAGAACATTTGATGAGTCTGGGGATTATACAGTTAAACCATTCTTAATTGATGTTCGCGAATACCGTAATAACTTTCGTGGTAATTGGACAGCATATGAATATTACCTAGCGGGTGATGTTGTTGTAAATGGTGGTAATTTCTATCGTTGCCGCGAAGATGGCCAAGCCAATAATACGGGTCCAACTGTTACCGTAGGTTCTCATACCATTGTACAAACAGGGGTTATTTGGACTTATGAGAGTAGTCCATTCTATAATCGTGGTATCACTGATGTAGTATTAGGTGAATCACTAGTAACACAACGCGCTAATGCCGATAAATTAGCTATTGGTTTAGAACCTGGAAAAGCATATGTTGGTGGTTATGAGATCGATAAACAAGCAACTGAATTTATTCCTGTTCAGAAATCTAGAGATTATTTACAACAATCAAATATTAAAATACCTGCAACAGTAGGCAATTATATTATTGTAAATAACTTAAATTCTTTACCAGATATATCAACATTCCCAACGGTTACATTATATAATCAATTGACTGCATCTGTTGGTGTTGCTGCTGGTACTGCAGTTGGTACTGCAAGAATTAGATTTGTTGAGTTTAATAATGATACTACTCCAGGAACTGTACCTGGTACCAAATATAAAGTATCATTATTTAATGTTACAATGAATACTGGATATAACTTTAACCGTGATGTTAAACAGTTATTCATATCTGGCGGATCTACTGCTACTAGTTTTTCTGCGGATGTATTTTCGGTTCTTACAAATCTAACTGGTTCAATTTCTGTATCAACTACTACGGTTACTGGTACTGGTACACTATTTGCTACTGAATTAAAAGTTGGTGATTACATTAGTGTTACTATTGGTGGTACTGAGTATAGAAGAAGAGTTACCGTAATTACATCAAATACAGTAGCAACTATTGGAGCAACAATTGGTACTACTGTTACTGGTGAAAAATTCTCTAGAGTGCAAACAAGTATTATACAACCTGAATTTGACTCTCTATTGTTTCCTGCTCCTAAGGCATATGTTAAAACTGTAAGAGATGCTGAAGGTGACAACAATACATCTTATACTGCAACTAGAAGGTTTGTTAAAAACAGTGTTGATGCTGGCACTACTGGGACTATTACTATTACTGTATCTGGTACTGATACCTTTGCATCCTCAGATGATGCCGATAATTATTTGGTATTAGATAATACAACTGGTTTAATTGTTGTACCTAATTCCATTGTTGGTGGTACTACTCAAGAGGTAGTTATTACTGTAGCAGAAGATACCGTTAGAGAATATATTGTATTTGCCGCCATTAATCGCATAGGCGTTTCTACTGAAAAAACTAAAACACTAGCAACTACTAATGTTACTATTACTGTGCAATCTTCTGCCACTGCACCTACAATTAAACTAGGTAAAGCAGATGGTTTAAGATTGTTACAAGTTGTAATGGATACCGGTACCTTTGCATCACCTACTGGTACATATACTACTGATATTACAAGTAGATATTATTTTGATAATGGTCAAAAATTAACCCATTACGATTTATGTAGTATAGTTCTTGCTCCAGGTGAGACTCCTCCTACTGCTCCTATTAAAGTATACTTTGAATACTTTACTCATTCTGGATCTGGCGATCATTTTACAGTTGATAGTTATACTTCTACTATATCTTATGATGAAATTCCATTTTTCCAAAATATTCCATTGGCCTGGGTCTACGACTTTAGACCAAAAATTAATGATGCAGGTACTGGATTTGATTCTACAGTATTAATGCCTAAACGTGGTATTGATATTGAATCGGATTTTCAACATTATCTTGCACGTAAAGATAAAGTAGTATTAAACCAAGTTGGTTCATTCTTTGTTGTTAGTGGTACTCCGGCAGTTATTCCTGCTGAAGCAACATCAACATCAGTTGGAATGGTTCTATACAAATTAAACTTATTGCCATATAACTATACAACGGGTTCAGTTGAAATTGAAGCGGTTGACAATAAACGTTATACTATGCGTGATATTGGTAAACTAGAAAAACGTATTGATAATATTGAATATTATACTGCCTTGTCTCTATTAGAGCAAGATGCACAATCATTAGAAATTCAAGATGAAAGTGGTCTAAATAGATTCAAAAATGGATTTATTGTAGATAATTTTACTGGTACTAATATTGGTGATAGTACTTCAGCCGATTATCAATGTGCAATCGATATGGAAAATGGACACATGCGTCCTAAATTCTATATGGATAACGTAAATCTAATTGAACAGAATACGGATAATACTCAAAGAACTACTGATGGGTACCAAGTTACTGGAGATTTAGTTACATTACCTTATACTCAAGTTGAATTGGTTAAACAATTAGATGCTTCTAGAACAGAAAACATTAACCCATTTGCAATCTTTACCTTTATTGGTCAGGCACAGTTAACTCCTGCATCTGATGAGTGGTTTGAAACTAATAGATTGCCCGATATCCACATAAATGCCGAAGGAAACTTTAATTCGGTATATAATGCATTAGAAGCAACTGGTGCTCTTTCTGGAATATGGAATGCATGGCAAACTCAATGGACAGGTACTACTAAAACAACTACAACAACCTACACTCAAAATAATACATCCAAAACAGATTTTGACACATTATTTGGATATAAAAAGGGAACTGGTAATTCTTCTTTGCGCACGGCGGTTAAAGAAACAAGTGCAACTCAAATTGGTCAATCTAGAACTGGGGTTAGATCAATAATTACTCCAAAAATTGATACTACAACTACCGGTGATGTAGTTTTATCTAGAGCCGTTATTCCATATATTAGAGCAAGAGGTCTATTGTTTGTTGTAAAAGGATTAAAACCTAATACAACATTTACTCCATTCTTTGATTCAGTAAATGTTGGTGCCCTTATTGTTCCTGGATCACAAATAATTGTTAGTAGGAATACAGTATTTGATCCTAGCGTTATGGCTGGTGGTGATTCTAATGAAGCAGGACGACTAATTTCTGGTATTGCTAGTTCATCATTAGACCGCGGAGATTTGGTATTTGTTAAACAGCGCGGTGCGACCGTGTATACTAAAGACACTTCTCCTGCAACTGCTGTATTAACAATGGTTACTAACCCATTAAATGGTACCACCACTACACTACACATTGTAAATGTTAAAGGTACATTCTTAGCTGCAGATATTCTTGGTGGATCTATTACTGGTGCAACTGCAACAATTCAAACATCCGGTATTACTATTAAAACTTCTGGTCAACCATTAGTATCTAACTCTGCCGGTGAAGTGTCAGGTATATTTAATATTCCTAATACTGAAGCTAATAGATTTAGAACGGGTACTCGTGAATTTAAACTATCAGATGACTTAGTAGATAATGCAACTAATAGAACATCATTTGCTAGAAAACAATATGTTGCTGAAGGAGTACTAACTACAACTCAAGCTACTATTACTTCAACTAGAAATGCCGACGTAAGAACTGAGGCAATGAATGAAAACCAAACAGTGGTTCAAACTTCTGAGCGTGTTGTATCAGACACTGGTTGGTATGATCCATTAGCACAGACATTCCTAGTAGATTCTGTTGGTGGAGCATTTGTTACATCAGTAGATATTTTCTTTGCTGGCAAGGACGAGAATATTCCTGTTAGAATTCAAATTCGTGAAGTAGTAAATGGATATCCAGGTAAAAATATTTTACCATTCTCTGAAAC